AAAAATATATGTAGGGGGGGGTGTTTTGATTTGGGAATGAAGGGGGGGGTTATATGGGGCACATATTCGTTTGTGTGGATTCGTGCGTAACGTGCGGGCGGGTGCCTCATGTGTGTGCGCGGGTGTACGGGTGCGGGTGGGTGCGCGTATGTGCCCGTGTGCGTGCGCCACGCCCATGTCATGCGTCCGTGCGTCCGTCCACCTGATCGCTTACCTGCTCGATCTGTCCTGCGTTTACGTCCGCCCGCTCGACCGCCTTGCCGTTGCCTACCAGCCGCAGGTGGCCTTGTAACTGTGCCTTCAGTTCAGCGGCGGTGACCTGCTTGACGACGGTCTCGGGCTTGTCACGCCACATCCCGCTGGCCCTGCCCAGAAGTTCGAGCGCCTTGAGCCGGGAGCCTTCTTGCTTGGCCTCTGTGCTGAGTGCAACCAGCGACCTGAGCACATATCGTTTGGCCGCCTGAGTGTCCTCGACCAGCACGTCATGGGTCTGCTCTTGGGCGTCTTGCAACGCCTTGCTGACAAGGGGGTGCCGCCTTAACTTGTACGCCGCTGTTGCGACGGTGCTATCTGCGGCGCTGGTGTTGTTGTATGCCTGACGATAGGCGTCCTTGGGTGCTTTGCCCTCGATGAGCAGGTCGGTGAACCTCTGCTGCTGGGGCGTCAGTTGGCGCTGATGAGCCGCCCCCCATGGTCTGCCGTCCCCCCGTAGTGTTGGCCCTGCTGCTGCCGCCGCCAACCGTTCGGCTTCGCCGCCAGCCGGGTCTTCTAGATGCGAGTCATTCTCATCTGGCATGAACTCCACCTCTTCAGCCAGCGCGGCCAGCAGGGCCTCGCGGTCGTCTTGATCTGTCAGTCTGCCCATCACTCACCTCAAAAATTGCTTGACAACTCGCCTCGACTCGCTGCAAGTCAGGCTCTGTTCGCATTGTCGTCTGTGGATAACCTGTTGTCAAGTTGTCCACAACTTGTCCCCATGTGGATAAACCTGTTGGCAACCTGTGGGCAAACCTGTGGATTGCGTTGATAAGTCTGTGGACAAAGTTATCCACAGGTTATGCCAAAACCGCGCAGGAGCGCCGATCTTTTTTTGTCAAGGGCAGGGGTGCCTGAAAGGAAAAAACGCCCCAAAAGCCCGTTAAACGCTTTTTAGAGGCATGTACGTTTATACAGTAGTCGCCATTTTCCTGACCCTACTATTGACATGGACTTGACAATGATGTTATTCGCACGCACGCGCATCACGCGCCCGCGACTTGTTATCTAGTCGGCGCTTCGCGCCACCCGAGACCAGTACCTGCTGGCACAGATGATTTGACAATAGTGCTTGCACGCGCGTAAACGCTTGTGATAGCATTCGCTTGCGGGCTGTGAGGTGCTTGTCGGCACCGACCCGCAGGGAGACCCAGACCATGAACCCTCTTGATGACCAGTCCGTTGCCCTGTCCCTGCGTGTCGCGCTGGCGAACGCCGCTCTGGCATATGCCAACGCCATCGCCTCTGAGTGGAGCCCAGACCGCGCTGAAACGCTGGGCGAACTGCGCCGCATCGCCAAGGAAGTCAAAGACGCCCGCTGGGTGAAGGTGGCAGCATGAGCGCGGTCGAGTGCCGCTCCTGCGGTGGCGAGGGCCATCACGGGCTTGACGAAGATGGCCGATTTTTCACCTGCTATGCCTGTGGCGGCACGGGCAGCATGACGGTCGAGGCCGCTGCCGAATGGGACGAAGACAACGCCCCCTTCTGCGGCCCCTTGCAACCCGTGTATCGGGGCGAATTCGGGGATTACTGGGACGACTTCGATGCCGTCGCTGCCGAGGCAGAGCATCAGGAATTCGAGTCGAGGCACACCTGCGGCCCTGACCCCCGCATCGCTGCGTTCTGGGCTGACTGTGCGACCGCTGCCCTCTTCGAGGAGGGTGTGCCCTTCTGATCTCAGCCGCAAGCCCCACGGGGTTTGCGAGTGCGATTGGCACTTACCGGAGAACTGAACATGAAAGTACTGCCCCCCGAATTGGCCTCGCGCGTCCTCGACGTGCTGGGCCGCCTGATCGACAACGACGGGCAAGCGTTTACACGCGACACCGAGGTCGCCGCCGCATTGGGCGAAGGCGGATGGGTCGTCGGTCTGGTGCATGGCGGCTACGCTGGCATTGTCTGGCGAGTGTCATCCCCTGCCCGCGCTCTGGCTGATGCCCGCGCTCTGCTTGATGAGGTGTCAGCATGAGCGCCTCGCGTCTGGTCTGGGTCTGTTTCGGTCGCCGCTCAGGGGAGGAGGAACTCGCCTACATGCAGACGTTTAACCTGCTGAAGGAGGCCAACGATTTCATTAGCCTTGCCAAGGCCCATGCGAACCCTGAAATCAGCGGCATCATCTGGGAGACTCACGCCGCGCAGACGGCTTCAGCAACGGATGCGCTGGCCGAGATGGAGTCGCTGGCATGAAGTACGCATATAAAACCATTCGCGTTGGCGGGTTCTCCGAAACAGTCCTGCTTGCGTTTCGCAGCGCCGCCGAGCGCCGTGCGTTTAACGCGCGGCACCCGATTGATTGCATCACCCGCAAGCGCGTGGCTCGCAGTCACTTGAAGGCGCTGCTGGCCGTTGGAACGTGCGGGTACAACGATGCCGTTTATTGCGCCATCGTCAGCACCTCATTCAATAGGGTGGCAGCATGAGCGGCCTGACATGGGGCAAGCCCGTGCTGGTCAAGGGTCGCGCCGTGCTGTATCGGCGCACCATGTCCTACGGTGGCACCCGTGATCAGGTCGAATGGCTGGTCAAGACGACAGGCACCCACGGTCGAGAGATTGGGCAGTTTAGCCTCAAGAGGGCCGCTCTGGCGGCGCTTGACTGCTACTCGAACCCGCTGATGACGCCCCAAGACTTCTGCTGATTTCAGCCGCTTGCCCCCGCTGGGGGCTTGCGGGTGCGATCCGACACCGACTTGAGACCAGACCATGAAGAAAATCCATGACGCCTACACCCCGCGCGAATACGCCTTCGCCAAGACACTCGACTGCATCCGCTCGATGCACGGTGAAGTCGGCGGGATGATGGAAGGCTTGACCCAGTCGCAAATCGAGGCGGTGCAGGTGCAATTAGCGCGACTGCACAACACGTTGCTCGATGAGTCGAAACTTGACGGCACCGCGCTGCCGACCCTGTTGTCGCCGTGGGAGACCGTTAAGGGCGAATACATCTGACGGGTGCAGCCGCTTGCCCTTCGCGGAGGGCTTGCGATTGAGACCAGTTGATTGTGCAAATAAACGCTTGCACGTTTAATCTGTTCGCACTATTATCACAGTCAGGGGTTCGAGGTGTCAGTCGGCACCGCCCCGCTCAGGAGTGGAAACCATGAGTACCAGAGAGCAATGGCTCGTTGACGCGGTCGAAGAACTTCGACCCATGTTCGCAGATGCAGGTCACCCGATCTGCGCCAAGATTCGCGTGTCGTGCGCGTTCCCCACGACCTACACCCGCTCCGGTGCGCTGGGTCAGGCTTTCCCTGACGGTGCCAGCGCCGACCGCGCCCTCGAGGTGATGGTCGCCCCATCGCTCGATCAGCCCCGCGATGTCTTCGCCGTGCTGGTTTCGCAACTGTGCCACGCCACGAACGGTGCGCTCTCGCACGCCACGGTCGCCTACCAGAAGGCTGCCGAGGCAATGTGCCTTGAGCCTGTGGGCGTGAACTGGCGTGTGACCCGCCCATCGAGCCTGTTCGATGAGACTTTCGGCCAGATCATCGCGGGTCTGGGTGACTACCCTCACGCCGCTTTGTCGGCAGAGCGTCCAAAGACGCAGTCAACCCGCATGTTGAAGGCCGTGTGCCCGACCTGCGGCTACATCATCCGCCTGTCGAATAAGTGGGCAGCCAAGGGTCTGCCGACGTGCGGCCTCGATGGCGACAGTTTCAACATCGAAGAGGAGGCAGCACAATGAGCCGCGCAGAAATCCGCAAGACCCTGATGGCGCAGCGCCTTGACCTGATCAAGGCAGCCGCATCCGCGCAGGGCATCCCCTTTGTTGACAAGGGCAACGCTTGCGACCGCCTGACCGACATGGTCGAGCGCGGCACGGTGACATTGCAGCAGGTGATCGGCACGGGCAAGATCGTCACGGGTACCAGCAAAGCCCCTGCTGCTCACGTTTACGGGGCCAGCAAGGCAGTCCCTGCCACCCCTGTGGCTGGGCTGACCTCGCTGAATGACCGCATCGACACGGTCATCAAAGATTCTCTTTCAGCGTTCGACCGTTTACGCGACACCCAGCAAGCCCATGTGACGCGCCTTCAGTCGCTGGAGAACACCGCCACGGCTGTTGCCCATATTCTCGACAAGGAGGTGGGGGTTGGTCTCAAGAACCTGAACGACACCCTCTGTGCGCTTGACCGTAAGACAGAGGCACAGGCCGCTGCGCTTCGCGCCCAGATATCGGGCGTCAAGATCGACGAACTCAGCGTGGCCGCGCAGGTTGTCGATGCCGTCGCAGATGCGTTTAAACCCTTCGCCGCTGCGGTCGCCGCTGCGGGGGCTGAGGCGGTGATCGGCTCAATGGTGGCTGCGACCGTCGTGCGCCGTGACACCTGCTTCAACGTGTTTGGCGTCGAGGTCAAGGACATGAAGGGCAACGACGTTTACGTGGACATTTGGGACTGCCCGACCGCGCCCGCCGTCGATCCCAACTTCATCTGGACTGCCGACATTTTGCGGCACCTGCTGCTGGCGCAGGATGAGGGTGAATCGTTGTGGTTTGGTGGCGAGCGCGGCACGGGGAAGACCATCACCGCGCAGCAGTTCGCCGCGAGGACGGGCCGAGGGTTTACCCGCATCAATCACACGAAGTTCACTTCCTGCGAGGACACTATCGGTGCGACGGGCCTCATCAACGGCGAGACCGTCTTCGAGCCTAAGGGTTTCCTGCTGGCGTTTACGGCCCCTTCGACCGTGATCCTCCTCGATGAGGTAAGTCACTCAGACCCTTCAGAAACCGCAATCTACAACGCATTCCTCGAGAAGGGTTCAGCCACGACCTATGGCGGCAAGGTCTGGCGGCGGGCCGCTGGGGTGCTGGTGTTCGCTGCCGACAACACCATGTCGAACGGCGACCAGACTGGCCGCTACGCTGGCACCCGCGCCCAGAATTCTGCCCTTGCTGATCGGTTCAGCCGCATGATTCGATTCGAGTACCTGCCCGAGGATCAGGAGGTCGAGGCTGTTGTGCGTCACACGGGCTGCACCGAGGTGCTGGCTCGCCACGTTGTTCAGGCGGTCAACATCTGCCGCGCCAAGGTCGAAACCGGAGACATCATCGACGCGCCCAGCATCCGGTCGGTCTGCGCCTTCATCCGCGCGGTGCAGAGGATGCCAGTAGCAGACGCATGGGCGAGCGCCGTGGCTGCGCGTCAGCCAGCCGAGTCTGCCGCTGGTCTGGCCGCTGTTTACGCTGCGACCATCAACGAAGCCCTGATCACGGCCAACCTGTAACGCTTGCGCGTTTATTCTGTTCGCACTATCATTGCACCTCACTCTGGAGAATTTTGATGACCATCGCAAAAGTTGAACACCTGATGCGGCTGCCCTCAATGAAGGGTTTCGAGGCCCGTCGCGGCCTCACGCAAGCCGCCCATGCTATCTGCTCAGGTCTGGGGCTTGACCCTGTCGAAGTGTCGTTCCACGGCGCGACCCGCACCGCATCGATGAACGCATACGGTGCCCTGCGTCTGGCCGACATCGATGACGACTCGAAGGTAACCCGCGCACAATTCGTGCGTTGGGTGGGGTTCGTCGTTCACGAACTGTTGCACCGCAAATACACGTCGTTTAACGACTCGGTGCATGAGGTCTATTACGTGCGCCAACTCCACAACGCGCTGGAGGATGCGTTCATCGAGCGCACCGCCATCCGCGAAGGCCTGTTGGGCAACATCGAGGGCTTGCTCAAGACCCTCATCGACGGCATGGTGGCCGAGTCGCTGGTGTCTGTTGAGGATTGGACTGACACGAAGCAGTACCCGTGGAGCCTTGCTGTTTACGCACGGGGCTTCGCCAACAAGGTTCCCGTGCCCGTCGATCTGGTGCCCGTCTGGGCCGAGGCGACCCGCCGCATCGAGACCTGCACCTCGACCAAGGAGGTCATGGCCGTGGCCGAGTGGGTCTACGCCCAACTGCTGCTCGACCCTGAGCAGCGCGAGGAGATCGAGGGCGAGGGTTCCGAGGCTTGCGACAACCCTGCCCCTGCCAAAGAAGGCGCACCTGCCGAGGGCAAGGGCACCGAGGGCGAAGGCGAGGGCAAGGGCACCCCGTCTGAAGGCGAGGGTGCTGGTGACGCCGCTGGCGAGGCCGCTGATGGGGCTGATGGTGACGCCGCTGAAGGCGAAGGCGGTGCTGGCAAGGGTTCAGGCAAGGGTCAGGAAGACGGGCAAGAAGGCACCCAGAAGGCCGCAGGAGGCGACAAAAAGGGTGCGGTGATACCTGACCCGCAGGGCGACGTTCCGGTGGCTGGTGAGAGCCAGCGCCCCCACGCCTACTCACCCGCAGTCAAGGTCGAGCCGACCATGACGGGCAACACCTCGCTGGAGAATTGCAGCGGCGGCACGTACAACGAAGCCGCGACCGTGACCGACTCGCCGTGGCTTTCGCATGACCCGATTCACAACGCGACCGCTGTTGTTTCGGGCAAGTTGAAGTTCGAGGTGCGCCAACTGTTCGAGAATTCGGGCCGCGAGGATCATCAGCGCAACCGCCGCTCCGGTGCGGTCAATGTCTCATCGCTGCCCAGCGTGGCAACGGGTAACACCCGCGTGTTTAAACGTCGGGTCGAGACCGCCGGGGTGGATTCTGCCGTCGTCCTGCTGTTGGACATCAGCGAGTCGATGTACGGTGACCGCCTGATCGAGACTGCCGTGGCTGCAACCATCGCGCTGGGCGAGGCGCTGACCGCCGCTGGGGTGGATGTCTGCGTGGCGCTGTTTGGCGATGATGTTTACGTCCTGTCTCCATTCGGGCAGCCGCTCAAGCGCAAGATTGACGAACTGCGCCGAGTGCAGGACAACCGCAGCACGAACGACTACTTCGCCGTGCGGTACAGCCACAACCTGTTGCTGCAACACAAGGCCGAGCGCAAGGTGTTGTTCGTATTGACGGATGGCGAGGGCGACCGCAACACGACCGCCGCGCAGGTCAAGATCGGAGAGCGTCTGGGCATCACGACCGTGGGGGTCGGCATCCAGCGCGAGGTGGGCAGCGTGTTCCCCAACAACGTGACGGTGAACGACATCAAGGCGCTGGGCACCGTCGCCTTCAGCAAAATCAAATTGGCCGCTTAATCAACCCGCCCCCCGTGGGGGGCGATTCAAAAGGAGAGAGAACCATGAGCAAGAAAAAAACCAACTACGACAAGGCAGTCGCAATCTACGAAGCCAAGGGTCAGTCGGCGGTGTTCGATGCCGTCCTCGATGGCACCCTCAAGGTGGACTATTGGGCCGAGTGCGAACCCTGCGAGACCGAGTCGCCCATCGAGGATGAGGTCTGCCTTGTCTGTGGCACCCCGCATGGCCCGATTCGCAGCAACCCTTGGGCATGGGTCAAGAACCCTGACTCATTCGTTTAAACAGGAGAGAGAAGATGGCAACGATTAACCAACCAACCTTGACGCTGACGATGGACGATGTCGCGGCGCTGCGAGCCTTCATGCGATCCGGTCAATCCTATGGTGACTACGTTCGCACCATGATGAGCATGTCGCCAACGCAGAACGACATCGACCATATTGATGCGCTCACCAAGATTGGGAATGCGCTGACGACGCTGATGGGCTACTAATTTAATTGAAAGAGAGATATGGCTACTATCAAAAACATTGAAGATGCGATTATTCGGTTGGGCAAATCAACTCGCAACAATCCCAATATCAAGGGCTATGTGTTGCACAAGGGCAGCGATGGCATCTTGTGGCGGGTAAGCATTGCCAAGGGCGGGGACGTTGTTACCGCCAAGACAAAAGATATTCTGCTGGCAAAACTTGAATCCTATATCGAAGGATTTGAGGATGGTTGGTTTGCTCGGGTTGGTTATTGATTATTGTTTAAACAAGGACGACCATGAACAACGATGACCGCAAGCCGCCGCCCGTTCGCAAGATGGGCGACCTGTTCCTCGAAGAGGAGCGCCGACTGCTGGCCGCTGCCCGCGCCGCCATGAAGGAGGAGAAGGCGGCATGGGAAAAGGTGCAGGACTTATTCAACCGGATCAGGGGAAAGCAATGAACAAGGAATGGTTGCTGGCTATTGTTTACGTTCTTGCCGCTTATGTAGTGGCGCTCGACATTCTTTATTGGAGACCCTAATGCATACAAAGCACCAAGACGACTTGGTCGTCAACCTCACCGAGACCCAACGCAGGGCGATCCAGAGCCTCCGCGCCGCAGGTTGGGCGATCTGTGTCCTGTCCCCGTCCTTCACAGGTGGCGGGGCAGGTGTCCAGCGCGAGGTCGAGAGCGCGATGGCGAAGGCGGGGTACGAGGCTGTTTACGAGTATCACGTCGGGGGTGATCGATGAAGCAGGTCAAGGTAATCACAAGCCGCGACCCTGCATTCTTGAAGGCGGCTTATGCCATCCCCAACGTGGCGCTGATCGACCATCAAGGTTTTGTTGACAAGGGTGAGAGGTTCGTTGTGAAATTGCAGGACGGGTGGCAGGTGCTGCTGATGACCGAGTCCCGCGCCACCGTTCGCATAGTCACAACGAACAACATTCACTCCGCGCTGGGCGCAGCGCAAATGTAAGGTGAGGCGGCAGGATGGTCGGTTAGCGCGGCCACATTTCTAGTCCTTTCTCTGATACAACCCTGCTTCATGGGGCCAGCCGCCTCACCCCCTACACAAGGAACCTTCGGGTTCCTTTTTTTGTGCCCGTGTTTTGCGGCTTGTCAAGGGCTCCAAATACCGACATTTGGAGCGGCTGGCTGTTTACGCTTATTGTGTAAACGGGTGGCTCACCCGGAGGCTCACCCGCACCCGGAGGCTCACCCGGCGTCAATGCGTTTAAACATGGGGCGGATTGAAATGTATAAAAAATCTTATGGCGGGGGTAAGAATTCTTACGGCGAAATCAGCGAAATCAGCGAAATCAGGATGTAAACGCCACCACACCGGATTCGCATTTCCCGGCTTTTACGAATCGCGGGGCGAAAAAAAGGCCCCCGAGCGGGGGCCGATGCCAGTAGCCCGATCCGTGGCGGGCGATCCGTGGCGGGCGCTTCTTAAAACTTATCCAGATTTTCGGCGTAAGTTCCTGCCACCTTGTTGTAAAGCAAAGTGGTCTCGCCTTGGGTGCCGACCCACCTGTACCTGCATTTCCAGACTGCTATTTCCACATGGTCTTTCTGCCTATGGACTGTGATGCCGCAGTCAGTCTTGGCCCACCATGCCATCGAACCTGAGATGGACATTCCATCTGGCCTTGGTTGCTCAACACCTGCCCTCTGTACCTTGGACGGATGAGCCACGAAGAAAGTATGAACCTCATGGGCCTTGCAGAACTTTTGAACACGGGTCAGCATCTGGCTGATGGCGTCAGTCTCGGTGGAGTTTTCCCTCGGCAGGTCTATGTAGTTGTATGGATCAATGACCAACCCTCTGATGCCCATGCGTTTAACTGCTATACGGGCGCGGTCAAGGATTGAGTCCAATGTGTTGGGTTCTTCGCCTTGTGAGTCAATGAACAAGAAGTGATCGTTCACCCACTTCAATGCTTCATCTGCCTCTTCCTTCGACATTCTCTGCTTGCCGTCGAAGAACCGTTTGCCTGTGTAAATCTCCATGAGGCGGGTGATATGAATCTCGGGCTGGTTCTCAAAGGAACAAACGCCGAACTTCCATTCGCTGCCCTTTGCCAAGTTGACCATGATCTGATCAACGAAGTTGGACTTGCCGCTTGATGGGTATCCGGTCACTACGGTCAGTTGGCCGGGGGCTACTGTGTAAATGGTGTCGATGGACTGATAGCCAGTCGAGAACCCGGAGCCAGTCCCCTTCTGATACAAGTCGTTTAAACGATCCGCGTAGGTGGCGGCATCAGATAAGCCTGAGATTGGGTAAGGCTGCGCTGAATCGATGATCTCCCGCAGCGTAGTGGTGTTGGTGGGATCATTGAAGACATCGTTTAAGTCCTTGCCTGAGAACTTGGCAAGCCGACATTTCTCTTTGCCGATCCGCCGCGCCAACTCCTCTGCCAAGGCTTGGCCGGGAACATCCTGATCCGTCGCCAACACAATGTAAGGGGCAGCCTCAAGGGCTTCCCGCGCTGCCCATACATAGCCAAAACGCTTGTCCTCTGACGGGGCAATCTTTCCATCTGACACCTTGAGGGGTGCCCCGGTGGGAACTGACAGCGCATTGACGATCCCCGCCTCCATCAGAGTTAAACAGTCCACCTCACCTTCAACGATGATGATGGGATGCCCCGCTATGACATTGTCGATGCCAAAGAAGTCCTGCCCTCCACCTTGATCTTGAGTGAAATCTTTCTCTGGAATAGCGCGGTACTTGGCCCCGACAAACTCCCCTCCTCGGAAGTAGGGGAACCCGATGGAGTCGTGAACCTTGTCCAGCCTCCCGAAGAACTTCTCTGCGGCGAATAACCCTGCTTTATCTGCTGTGGCTGCTGATATCCCCCGTGCTTTCAACCATTGATAGTGATGGATTTGTAAACTGCTTTTGACAAGTGTCATCTTTGGGAGTGCTGCCACTTTGTAATGTGCTTTCTTGGCTTGAACTGAACCCGTGGCCCCGCAATGATGGCAGCAATAAACAACTGCCCCATCTGATTTGCGGGTCAGGGTCATGTCCTTGGCGTAGGGTTTCTTCCTATCGAATGAACATTCGGGACAGGCAACTCTGGTGCTGTCCCCGAAATGAAACTGCTCGACAAACTCTGCGTTCATTTCATCGAGCCATCCGACTTGCGCGGGAAACTGCGATTCTTGGACGGGGCCTCCAACTTCACCCCGTCTTTGTTTAAACCGCCTTTGGACAGGGCCTTCACATGAGCAACATCTTTACCAGCCCTGTCTACACCCTTAGCGTCCAATTTCCTTCTGGCTCGCTGCCTTTCCATCCGGTCTGGGTGTTCTGCCCTTGCTTTCTGTGTGGCGTATTCCTGCTTGTAATTTCTCATAGTTCCCCCGTGAAGGATTCCGACATCATGGCTTCGTAGTCGAAGACCTCATCGAAACATTGGTCAATGGTGACCAGATCATCGCTGAACCCCTGCACAACGTCGTGGTATGTAAACACCTTCTTGGGGACGGAAGTCTGGCGGTTGGCGAAGGAGCATCCTAACTCCGTCGGTCGCCACATACCAGAGAATTTTGTTTTGGACTCAGGGTCATTGGGTCTGCGTTCGACCAAGTTCCACCGTTTGAGGGTGGTCAACTGATTGCTGCGAACAATCCAGCGCGGGGCATTCTGGGGAACATCCGCCCACCCATCTTCATCCTTCTTGGCACCCAACAACCAGATCAAGGATTTCGCCATTGTCCGGTTTAGGCTGATGCCATATATCTTGCCCCACCGATCACAGACGGGGCAATGAGCCCCGGTAGTCTTGATATGCCCATGCCATTCATCCCGCAGGACACCCACCTCTAAGCCTATATCCATCTCTCTCTCCTATTTATAGGCCCCTTAGGGGGCCATTGCTTATATGCCATCCAAAGACCCCCCTACCCCATGATAGTAGGGTATAGGAGGGTATGCCATCACCCCGAAGGGTATCTTGATGTCAAGCGTTGACTTGACCCCTCGGCTTCAAGATTCGACCAGCCGCACGGATTGTTCGGGAACTGCCCCCTAGTACTAAGACGTACCGTGTAACCCTTTTCTTCCACGCAGCGGGGGTACGCTCTTGCTATCGGATGGAGTCCGATGCACCGTGGAGGTTACTAGTGACCGTTGACTGCTGCCCCCGGTGGAAACCCTTTACGCACATTCGTCGCTTGGGGGCAGGGGCATGAGTCAACGGTCAACTAGGCGCTTTCCACGGCGACATGATTGCATTCTGGGCCGATGCCACGGCCCTGTCAAGCACTTTGTTGTACACTTGAGGTGCCCCTAGCGGGGCCATTTCTCTCTCTCCTTTTTGACCCCGCCGAGTGCGGGGTCTTTTTTTGTCACCGTGATCACCGTCCGGGGGAACTCTTTGTCCAAGTGCCAATAGATGTGTTTCTCCTTGACCTGCCGGTCATTAACGTAAACAACGCCCTGAAGCAAGTCAAGGATCAAGGACTCATCAAGGTCGGGACGCCGTGAGGCGTAGTAGATATGCATGGTGACGCATAGATCGCCATCCAGCAGGGGGCTGATGGGCACAGCCTGTTGTTTAAACAACTCTGAGTAGGTCAACGCCTTCTCACTTTTGATTAAACGGGACATCCCTCCGAAGCGCACAACCCGCCGTGAGTTGGCCTTTGATGCAGGTTCACCAAAAAAAATCATCGATACCGCTTGCGCTCTGTTCGCAATAGCACTATGATCTAGGCTCTGAGTCATAGGAGCACCATGAAGGTCACAAACAAGTTTGGAGTGCCAGCCCCGCTGCTGACACTTGCCAATGCCGAATACTACTCGAAGGGCGCTGCTTCCTATAGCGTCACCGAACTGATGTCGCCCCCTAAGATTAGGCGGCTGCGCGAACAGTACGACCACAATATCGAGACCGATGTCTCAGATATGCTTTGGTCTATGCTTGGCAGCGCCTTGCACGTTGTGATGGAGCGCGGCGTGACTGAGGGCTGGGTCAGCGAAGAGAGGCTCTTCCTTGAGATTGATGGCGTCACCATCAGCGGAGCAATTGACCTCCAGCACAACACCGCATTCGGCACCGAGATCATCGACTACAAGATGACCTCTGCATGGTCGGTGATGCGCGAAAAGGCTGAATGGGTTCAGCAGTTAAACATCTACAAGTACCTTGTAGAGAAGACGAAGGGCGAGCGCGTTGTGTCGCTGAAGGTCTGTGCCTTCATCCGCGACTTCTCCCGCCATGATGCGCGTGACGAGTACCCCAAGGCCCCCATCCACATGGTTGACCTTCCGGTCTGGTCAAACGAGGAAACGGAGGCGTACATCAAGGGGCGGCTGGAGATGCACCGCAACGCAAAGGTCGCCGCAGATTTGGGCGATGAACTTCAGCCATGTACTGATGAAGAGCGGTGGACTAGCGAGACTGTTTACGCAGTCAAGAGAGAAGGCAGGAAGACTGCTATTAAGTTGTTCAAAACTATAGAGGAAGCCAATGAGTTGGCAGAAAAGGAGAAAGGATACGTCGAAACACGTCCCGGTGAACCCAAGCGATGCACGGGCAACTATTGTTCAGTTGCCGATTGGTGCCAACAATTCCAAGGAGAGAAGAATGACCACTTCGATTGACCTTTTAAAAATCAACGTGAACGATCACGTTGAGAAGAAAAATGGCTTGTCTTACCTGTCATGGGCATGGGCATGGGCAGAGGCTCTGAAGGCCGACCCCGAGGCCACGTTCCACGTCAGTACGTTTAACGTAGACGAGGTGACCCAGCCATATATGCAGGTGGGCAACACCGCGATGGTATGGGTGGCTGTCACCTTGTTTGGAAAGCAGCGTTTGTGCTTTCTTCCTGTGATGGATCACCGGAACAAGCCGATCCCCGCGCCCGACGCTTGTCAGGTAAACACCGCGATCATGCGGTGCCTTGTGAAGTGCATCGCACTACACGGGCTTGGCCTGTATATCTATGCGGGTGAAGACCTGCCAGAGGAGGGGGAGACTCCTGTGCCTCAAGAGATCAAGGCAGACCCCAAGCCAGAGGCGAAACCCGAGGCGAAGTTAGTTGGCAAGTCGAGGGAAGAGGCTGAGTTGTTTGTCGATGCCATGCTGCACTACGTCACGCAAGTCTGCAAGGACGAAGCGGGGCTGAAGGCGTATTGGAAGGCAAATCAGACGCAGGTTGATGGACTGAAGTCAAATCATCCTGATCTGTTTGAAAGTGTAAAGAAGGTCTTTACAGAAATGAAAGTCAAGTTTACTAAGGGAGAATTGTGATGGCTGATTACGAAAAGAAGTTTGAATTCAAGGCGGACTACGGAACGCTGAAGGCTAATCCATCTAAGGGTCAGGGTATGCCTGACTACTGGGGCGAGATTGCCATCGACCCCAAGGATTTGACTGCCCTCAAGAATGATGGCAGCCTGTTGATCTATAAATTGTCTGGCTGGAAGAAGCAGTACAAGACCGGGGCCAATGCTGGACAGACGTATCTGTCGATCATGGTAAATCGCTGGTTGCCTGATGCCGAGAAGCCTCGCGCAGCATCTACTGACGATGAAGACGTGCCTTTCTAACATGGAGGAAATTATGAAAGACAACCTCGCCGGAAAAATTCGGGCCTATATGGCTGAACATCCTGCTGCTAAAGCACCGGAAGTTGTGGCTAATACTGGCGCAACTTTGGCCTATGTTTACTCCGTTGCCCAAAAGGTGCGGAAAGCCAAATCCAAGAAGAGTCAGGCAACCAAGGGGCAGACCGTGGTGCGGGCTGTGCTGAACAAGGATGCTGAGTTGATTGAGAACATGAAGACTTTGCTGATCGTTCAGCAGAATCGGATTGAGCAGTTGACCACCATCGTGGCTTACCTTGAAACGGTGTGCTTCAAAGATGGCCCTCCAGTTTGAGGCCCGTAAGGTTGCCTTGAAGCAGGACAGGACGGGATACGTCCTGACTTTGTCCTTGCACCCCGATGAAATTCCCGAGGAATTGCTACGGGATTTCGTCGGGTCGCGGTACGCCGTTGCGTTGGTACGGATTCAAGACAACGAAGAACCAACCCAATACGACAACAGAGTTAAACATTCTGCCATTCTTTCCAAGTCTGAATCGTTCCAAAGTTTTATGGGCGCGTCCTCAGAAGAGGAGGCGGCAAAAACCATATGTGCATATTGCCAGATTTCTTCTAGGTCTGAATTGAACGGCAACAAAGCAGCATGGAGTCTGTTTGACAAACTTGTTAGAGATTTCGAGGAACAGTATGACCCATTCTCTTAAACCGTTTATGGCATATCTGGATTACCCAGCATATGCTGATCTAAAGAAATTCAGCCACAAGCATAAGATATCTATGTCTCAGATAATCCGCGAAGGTATCACCTCTAGGATGAGCGGCGGCGATAGATACTGTGCTGGGTTTAATGATGGGGTTAACTCATCTATTAACGTGGTTAATGCAAGCAAAGCAGCCAAGATGAGGTTTCCATCAGGAAAGTCATTTGCTGAACTGGTTGTTGAAGATTTAAACAAACTTTATCAAAAGGATGGACATGAAAAAACCAATGTCACCGGAGCAGATGAGGGATCATCAGACCTTGAAGGACAAGGCGACCAGAGCATGGGCCTCTGACCGGGGTGTTGGCACTCAGCCTTCGACCTTTGCTGAGATTAGCAGAGCGCCCCTGAAAAGCCCACGCAAGAACATCAAGCGATGACCACACTCAAGGTAGGTAAACGCCGCAACCAATGCGGTGGGTGCAGGGTGTTCTTTAACAGCGTAACTGCCTTTGACAAGCACAGGACTGGAGACTACGGTGTAGACCGCCGTTGCATGACAGTCGATGAGATGACTGCAAAAGGCATGAGCGTAAACGAGGCTGGCTATTGGATCGGCTCATCAATGGAGAGGTGGAAACATGAAGACGATACTTCTGAAGAGGTCGAGGATTCTGTGGAACAGTGACTTGGCAAGCCCCGGCCTTAACAGGCTGAACCAATTAAAATGGGCGCGGGCAGTCCAGCAACTTGGGGATAAGTGGCTGCTGGCCCAAATGGTTTCCAAGAAGGCTGTAAATGACCAGAACTACGGGGTTCCCATGCCCTGAATGCGGAGCATGGACGGAAGTTAAAGCAACACGGCGAGAGGTTCGCACCAGAGAGTGCGGAAACGGACACAGGTTTTACACCAAGGAAATCGTTTTCCAGAAGCCTCCGAGACAACCAAAAAGGAGTGATGATGAAAGTGCCAAGTGATTTGTGTAGCGGGTCATGCCAAGGCAAATTGGTAAATTGCCCTCACCCTATGGTGTGTGGGTTATCTAACCCAGAACTAGAAGAGATTGGGTTTTTAAATTCTATTGTGTTTATGTTGGCAATGATTGGACTAGTTATTTTTTGCGTGGGGGTGATTGCATGGCTTTGATATGGAGAGTGGCTAGTCAAGCCGCCAAGGATTCCATGCGTAATAGAACTCCCATCGAAGAAATACTAAAGGCAACGGGCACGGGGTGGGAGATACCTAACAATATGCAACCGCCCGAAGATGCTACCGCAAAGGAGTTGGCAACATGGCTGCGTGAAGTTGCACGACCATGCGTGTCCTAGTAGTTATCTTGGCGTCGTTGCTGTGCGCCTGTACTCAACCGCCTGAGATGCCCGAAGAAGATGAGAACGACATCTACCGTTGCTATTTAAACAAAGATGGTTCGTTGCTGATTTGCCCTGAAAAGATAAAACCGACGAGGATGGCAGGTGATTGACTGGGACAAGGCGAAGGAGATCGCCATGTTGCTTGAGGTTGTTAAGGAAGACAGCCGCCGCGAGACCTTGATGGTGCTGCTCAAGGCTGAAGGCTATCGCTTGCCAAGGGCTGTGTCTTCTTCCCAGTTGCATGACTTAAACAAACTGGCCGAGTTTATTCGGCTGAACTCAAAAAGGATTGAGTGATGGATGAAGAAGATTCTTTGGCTTGGCACGCTCTTAACTACCGGACTGCTCACACAAACAACGCCGAGGAAATGTGGCAGGAGTTGCAAAAGTTTGTAGCCCGGAAACGGTATGAAGAACGCGATGTAGACATTCAAGAGGCCAATCTTCGCGCTAATACGGCATGGTCGTTGATGTGCAGGAAGATGGTAGCCGCCGAGCGTGAACGCTGCTGCCGCATCGTCTTTGGTCTGTGCGTCAGCGACAACAACGCGCAAGAAATCGTAGACACAATACGGAGCGGAAGTTAAGGTGGTAACCACTATTGGGTTCACTCGCGTTTGCTTTACCTGTGACCAGAAAAAGGTCGCGTTAGGCGGGACGTTTAATCCTCGATTGAAAGTATGGAAGTGTGCTGGTTGTTCAGGAGTAAAGATGAATTGGAAGAAGGGTGTCCCACCGAGCATTGGCTGGTGGCCGACAAAGCATTACCACCAGCAGTTCCACGCCACTTACAGATGGTGGGATGGTGAGGGCTGGTCATGGGCAGCGTTTGCACATGAGCCAGCAGATAAGGCAGCGAAATGGGCGGCTAAGAAAGAGTCAATGTACATGGATGTTGAGTGGACAGACCGCCCCGCCGATTGGCCTGAGAGGTCACGCACATGAGCCGCAGCATGAGAACTGCACAAGAGATTCTGGAAGAAAGAGACTCTGTTCAAGAGCAATACGATGCAATTAAATCACAGATAGAGTTTTCAGAAACAGGCCACAGTTTTTACAAAGATGATCCAACTTGGCTACCAAGAGCAAAATCCGCATTGCGGGCGAAGGGTAGTTACATACTAAAACTATGCCATGAGTTAAACAAGGTTAACCAAGCAAACAAACAAGCAAACATTAACAAAGCACTGTCGCAGTCTCAGAATTTTTTAAAGCGTTTTATGCGAAATGCCAAAGTTCTTTTACCGCAAGATGCCTACTTAATGGTGATGCTGGTTACGCAGAAGCAACAAGATGAAGCCGAGCATGGGATTGGGGGTGAGCATGAGTGACCTACGCAAAGCAGCCGAAACCGCAATAGAAGCATTTGAGGTCATTCTTAAATATCATACGAATGATAAAAATGGTGATAACGAAGCGTATGCCGTAAGTGCGTTGGAACAACTTCGTGCTGTTCTTTTACAACAAGAAATGCCAACAAAAATCTGCGGCCCAAATTTGGAAGAGGTGTTAAACGCTGCTGGGTTTTACAAGCGCAAGCCGCTGACGGATGAGCAGATGCAAAAGTTAATGGATGAAGAAGCCCTCTGGAAATTTGCCAGAGCCATCGAGAAGGCGCATGGTATTCGTTAATGGACAAGCCAAAGCCAGACATCATCAAGAAAGCCATGCAGACGGAGATGGATAGGCGGCTTGATCTCATGCGGCAATACTTGTTAATGCAAGAGAAGATGACTCCGCTTGCCGCGCTGGAGTACAACGTATTGATGGCAAAACTTATGAAGGATAAACATGAGTGAGAAACTTGCTGAATTAACAAAAGCCGCCGAAAAGAATGTGACACGTTTGATAGAAGAGCAACGTAGGCTCCATCCCGGTATTGACAGGGCGGGTTTACTGAAGTGGGCTTTGGCAAAATTGGATGCTCCACCAGAACCAACAATAGAAGAACAACTTGCATCTCTGACATATAAGGAACTTGTTTCCTTGCGGAAACGGGTTGCAAATGCACACGCATGGAATCTGAGACAGCAGGGTCTAACGTACAAAGCCATTGGCGAGCGTATGGGTGGCGTTACTCAAGAGCGTATTAGGCAGCGCGTTAATTGTGAGAATAGAAGACTTAAATTGGAGCAAAAGAACTATGACTGAAAACGAAAAGGATGCAGAGATTGAGCGTTTACGCAAGGCTTTGTACTACGAGGCCAATCGGTTTCAGCGGATCGGGACTCATGCTCCTGATTGCTGGAAGTGGGGGCCGCAGCACTATGAATGCGCGATACGGCACATCAAAGAAATGACAGAGGACTGGAGTAAACATGATTAAGGAATTCCCGTTTGGCACCTCTGCTGACGACATCCAGATTGGCGGATCGCATTACAAAGACATGCCTATTCAGCCTTGGGATGTTATGGAGGTGCTCTTGACGCATGAGGAGTTTGTTGGGTTCCTCAAGGGCAACATAGTCAAGTACTCACTACGCTCTGGACGCAAGGAGGGATCGCATGACGATGGGGACAAGGCCCGTCACTACATGCAGAAACTTCGCGAAGTGCAGGGCGACGACATCTATGAACGCGCACTGGGGCCGTGTGGCAAGTGATGTTTAACTACAACTGTGATCACGAGGTGGGCGCAGAGCAGTTGCCAGAAGAGGTGTGCGCCCTTCCAAACGGGGAGTTGGTTGCTAACTTTTGTGTAGACGGGTACGTTTATAGATTCAATTGTCCCGGAGCCACCACCAATTCGGGAACAACAAAAAACCCGTTGGATCAAGTAGGGTGGGACGATTTGTATGCAGCGTGGGGCTTGCCGATTGTTGGCAAAGATTTGGAGTTGGCTGATTGGCGCCCATCCCAGCCGCTCATCATCGAAATACTTGGCTACAACGGCGAAGTCATAGAAACACGGTATGCATAGCAAGAACTTAAACAAGACGGATCGCCTCCACCTCGCAGCCATTAAAGAAATGAACTGCGGGGTGTGCGGGGCATCAGGCCCAAGCGATGCTCACCACATAGAGCAGCGTTTACATTACACCTGCATCCCACTATGCAAGGACTGCCACCAAGGCACGAACGGGTGGCATGGGACTAAGGCCCTATGGCGCATCAAGAAGGTGGATGAGTTGGATGTTTTAAACCAAACCATCCACCGCCTGATGTACGCTAGGGGTTGAACTCTTTCCGAAGGTCTTTGATGTTGGCTGTCAGTTCGTTCTCTAGTTGCTGAATCTCCAGCAACGCATCTTTCTTGACCTCCGCAGAATCATCTGATGCGCGGATCATCACCTTCATCTTTGCCAAGTCCTTTAGGTCAGACGCCAGCACATTGATGTACTCTTTGGACGCCAGCAAGTTTTCATTGGTCTCAAGGTACTTGTCGTAAATTTCTGGATCACCACGCTCCAGCATATTTGCCGTCTTGACGGCTGCATCTACCTTGTCCTTCAGTTCAAAGAAGGCAGTCACCGAACCCCGCGCTTCAGGATCGATAGCAAACCGTTTAATCAGCGGCAGTTGCTCGAAGCGTTTGGCTGGGCGCTCGATGGTGCTGTTGGCCTCATACATGGCATCCAAGGCAGACACCAAGTACATACCCATCTGACCCGTGTAACCTTGGATCGCGGCCTCCAGTTTGATTGGAGAGAGACCAGTAGCCCTTCCGAAGTCCGCCATCAGGCTGGATGTGGAAGCGGAGGTTTGATATCCAGCCTCCAAATCAGCCACGCCCGGACTCACGATGTCTCGACCCGTGAAGAACGAGTGATTGGTGATGTTCTCCACAATAGGAATGACCGCCTGTGGGATCGGATTGAAGTGCAGGGTGGAGATCACTTGATTCGTCATTGATTGACGGAAGTCCTTAAACGAATCATCGCCAAAGGACAAAGCCATGATGCGTTCTGGGATCACCTTAAACAGCACACCAATTTCAAATGGGATTGGAATCTTAATTCCCATAGAAGGGAACAACCAATAGTTGTCTTTGGTATCCTGCTCCTGCTTCTTGTACTCATCATCATCGCTGGTTAGCGCCCAGTACAAACAAGACAAGGCAGCCATCGTGGCTCCGCGCACAAGGAACTTGTGCTGAAGTTCCTTCTGCCTATCGGTGGGTGACTGCCCCGGCATACTTGGCTGTATTGCTGCACGATACAAGATGTCCAGACCCTGCATCCGTGCGTTTAAGAACGGTACGACCGCCGTAAGAACTCTTACGGAAGCAGCACGTCCCTTACGGTTGAAGTTCATTACCTCAAGAGACTTAAACAGTGCTTCTGTTTCGTTGCCGGTTTCAGCCAAAGTGCGCTTGTAAATCTCGATACGGGTAGCCGCATCTGAGGCTTCACTGCCCTTTTCAAGGAATTGCCAAATCCCGGTGACTGGGGACGCCGCAATCTCACCCACCCGTTTAAGACCAGTGGACTTGACGTTAGCCGCCTTGAGTTTTTCTCCCAACTTACGACCGCTGGTTTCAACGCCTTGGGCAAACTCATAGCCACCTATGATGCCCGCCTTACGCAGAGCGTCATACTCAGGAGACTTACCTGCCATTGACATGGCAAAGTTCTTGGCGGTGTCGATTACCGGGGTCATGCTTACGCCAGAGGTGACATAGGAAGACAACGAGTCACGCAGCATATTTGCCAGCATGAAGGTTGGTTCTTTGGTCACCGCTGCACGGAGCAGATTGGCTGGCATGGACAAGAGGCTCAGGAACGGAATGTCTGACATTCCCAAACTCTTCATGGCGTTTACGAATAGAACATCGCCACAGGCGTAGTACGTTGGTACGCCGTTCTCATGCACAACAACGGTCGTTGGCATCCCATCGCCTTGCGGTATCTTCACGGCAAGACCAACGTCTTTAGCAGCCTCTACTGATCGTTGGGCTGCCACGTTCTTGACCCCCGCCTCTACTGCGGCTTGAGTGTTACGCACTATCGTTTCAAGGAAGTCATCCAGACGGGCATCGCTGCCCTTCAATGCCTTGGGAGGTTTAACTCCAGAGATAGATGCAAAGATTTTTGGCCCAGCAGTGGGCAAGCCTTCGATCTGACGATAGAACGGCAGGTAGTCGGCGTGTTCCGTGTAAATCTTGCCGCGCTCTGGAGACAGCACCCCTGTGTCTACCATGTAGTCAACGAGTTTGTTGTTGTACTTGATGAAGTCCTTTTGGACTTGTACAAACATGGGGTACTTCTTCTCCAAGAACTGGGCGTGAGCCTGATCTGCTGGGGTAAGCAGTTCTTCTCTGCCTTCCTTGGTCAACCGTTTACCGCGCTTGGCTGCTGCCCAGAATTGGTAAAGTTGATAGATCATTGGGTCGTTTACAGCCGCCAATGGAGCAAATACTGCAAGCGGGCCTTTCACATCACCGTTGAAGTTAACCACGGTTGTGTGTCCACCAGAACGTACCTCACCAGTAGTTCCAGCCGCAGCCTGTGCCAGCGCCTTAGTTTTGTATCGGCGCGGGAGGATTTGCCCGTTACGCACTACGTAAAAACTCTGTACGTAAACAGGAGCGCCGCCCACCTTGTCATGGACACCAAGGGCAGAGGCAACAATACCTGCACGAAGGTCAGACAACAAGGCAGCCGATTCAGCAGAGATATCTGCCATAGCCGCAGCACCACCCATCTTCTTGATACGCATCTTGTCGATGACGCTCAGTTGGTTGTACCTGTTTAACAGTTCTGCCCTGATGGATGTGTGAGTGCCGGGGCTGATGGCTTTCAGGATGCGGCTGATAAAGCCCTCATCTTCACGGGCAACCGTGGTCTGTTCTACGCGCTGAACAAGGGCAGCAGGAAGAGAGGATCGGAGGCTGGCTTTTGCACCTTGTGCCTCTGCGGTATATGCAGTATCTGGTGGGCGACGAATTGCGCTAGGTTCATCGTACTCTGCAACGACATCTTGAAGCGGCACGACTCTAGGTGCTTCTCCCCATTGCTCAACTTCGGCTACGTTTCCATCCCCCAGTTCAACAGCATAGTGCGATGCCATCGTCTTGGTTTCATTAAACGTGTAGATATCGCCAACTTGTGCAGATTTAACTTTTGGCAGGTCACGCAGTTTGCTTACACCAGTTGACATCTGAAGAGCCAGTTGGCAATTCATGTATGGGGTTTGTTCGTGGGCACGCTCCATTGCCGCAATAACATTACCCTTTGTGACTGGCTTGCCTTTTGTGCGAAGGCTAAACTGGACTTGTGCTGGCTTGCTAAACGCTTCTTGCAACTCATTCCGGCTCTCATAGTTGATAGGAATGAGAGTGGTGATGTTTACGTTTTGACCGCTGCCTTTTTCAAACTTTTGTCCCACCAACGATTGATTAGTTTTTGCAACTCGCGGCGTAGCGTTGCCACCCCTCATCACTATCAAAACAGGGGCGCTGGTGATGTTTTCAGAAGCCAGACCAGCCATCCTGTGACGACCCTCATGCCCCGTAATTTTCCACCCATTTTCATCAACATAAAGGCGAGGAGGTTGTGAATTGCCCTCCAAGTCCTCCTGACGAAGTGGCCCTGCTTCCTCAAATATCTTTAGGTAATGACCTGAATTTAGGGTTGTGGCCCGCACAAAATCGCGGGGGTTGATGAAGGCAGCATATGCGCGAGTGTCTTGTTCGCGCCCATCTTGAAGATATTGATACTCATCAAGCAGGTTAGCAATGCGTTTTTTGCTCCATGATGCATCTCGAAGGCTGGCTTTTACTGGGGGCACATCTCCCGTGTATGGTTGATTGGACTCCTCCCTAGAAACAGGGAAGGGCGCCAAGTAGTTGGGATCAATGGCTGCCGATTGCGCTTGCAACTTGGTCGGCCATTCTTCTCGGTAATCAAATCGTCCCCGAGTCTCTTGTTCACTCCACCGGATGTCGCCCTTAAATATAACGGGCATACTTGTGTACCCAAGTTCCTGCAAAGCCCGAGCACGGTGACGACCTTCGTGCTCTATAACTCTAGGAGCAATCGCCCCAGACCTTGTTTCAAATCCTAGCATAGGCAGGTTGTTGAATTGCCCACCCTCTTGAAGCACACGTCTGGCATTGTCCAATTTCGCTTGATCAAACTCATTGTCTGCAAGGTTCAAAAACTCATTGATTGGTAGTTCAATAAGTTTAGTTTTGGACTTAAACCCCGGCTCCTTAAATTGGTTAATTTCAGATTGTTTAAACTTTGATGCGCCCGAACGAAGGCTAAACTTGCCTTCTGGCCTAAACTGGGATTTAACTTGTTTAGGGCTTAGGGCAATGTAACTATCACCGCCGCCCTCAAACTTGTTTGCGTAAACGATTGAGTCATATCCAAGTTTGCCTTGAATAAAGTCAATAAGGATACGACTTCGTTCTCCCGGCTCAAAGTCAGAATGATCAGTCCATAGGCGGCTGTCATCTTCCGCATCAGGATCATAATTTTCATCCCCCGGCTCTATGGCCTCGGGATTAAGATCATTTTCTGTTAATTCATCTGATTCATACTTATCCACCAAGTCAGGATCAACCACATTGGTATCCCGCATGATTCCTCTCATCACATCATCGACACCCCAGCGTCCCGACCTATTTTCTGGCAAACGAAGTGGATTTTGAATGTCAAGATAAACAGGAATAATGTTTGCGCCAGCATTTCCACTGCGCTCTTGATTAAATTTGTCTTCTGCGGCTTTAACATTAAGGCGACTTTGTGCCGCTTCTAGTGGGCCAACATGGAAACCAAACCGTCTGTATTCATCTGAACCGTATGTAACTTTTGGCAATTCAAAAGCAGAGTAGGTTGAGTGATACAGCAACTTGGGCTGACCACTCTCATCCACGGCAACGGTATTGCGAAGACTCTTCCTGATATCAGGATTTTTGATGTCATAGGTGCCCTGATTGCCAGTGGCAGACTTAATCTGCTCAGGGTTGTAAACAGCAAGGTTTTTGATGCCGCCTTCTTCTACATAGAAGCCGTCAAATCCAGATTCACGAATAGCCTTCTGTACGCCCTTGCTTTCAATGACTGACCACAGACCGTTCTGAATGGCGTTGCGAGGCAGACTGCCATTCTCATTGGCGCGGAAGATGGGCTCGATCTTGGCAAGATGCTCTGGGTTCTCATAGTCAAACGGGTTCTCTGACTTAACGAACACAGGCAGGATGTTGGCTCCTCTTGGAACCTCACCGACGTAAACATCAATCAGGGCTTCTCGTGCGAAGTCCTTTACATCGCTGTCCGCATTTTCATCACCTGTTTTTAAGAATGCAATGACGCGCTTGTTGAAATCCTTGGATGACTTTGGGAGCCCCTTGTTTTGCTCTTGTAGAGACTCAATGACTTGGCGTCTAGCGTCTGCCTTTTCTTCTGGAGTAAAGAAGTCGGCCTCATTCTTAGCCATCCAGTCAGCACTTGCATACGCATAGTTCTCAGCAAGCGTTGGCTCTTCTGTGATGAAGATGGCATTGGCTTGTTTAGCGCGGAATGAAGTGATGTCACGGGCTGTGCCGTGATACATGACTTTGGGATTGCCTTCGGCGTCAACGATGGTGCTCTTACCAAACCACTGTTTAAACTCTTTAGTGTTGGGGGCGCGGATGCTTTTCTTTACTTCTTGGGGAAGAGTTCCTGCATCCTCTTCAGGCTGGCCTTCGGATCGTGTATCACGATCTTCTGGTTCCGCAGCCTCTCCAGTGAACTCTTGAACAGCATCTCTTGCTGGGAGTCCTGCGGCTTCTCGCCATGCGTCAAAGATTTTTGGGTGGACATACGATTCCTTTGCGGTGGCTGGCAGGTCACCTATTTTACGCGCTGCCACCTCCATCACCAACTTTTCAGCCTCTTGAAATTGCTTTTTGTTGGTGGGTGTTGCTAGTTGGCTAATCGCTTCTTGTGCTGCTTCTGTTGCTGACCAAGTTCTAAAGTCGTGAATCTTGTAGCCCTTGTCGCCACGCAACTTTTCCATGTAGGCACGGACAACTTTATCGCTTGCTTTAAACAAACGGTCTCGTCCATCAAGGCGAGATGCCAAGTCATCAGCAATGGCAGCGTCTTGGATGACGTGTTGTTGCCGTATCCCGGCCTTGCCTCGGAAGTCAAACATGACCGTATCACCGTTTACGGTGATGTGCTCTGGACGTAGGGACGTAGCACCAAACGTAGGTTCTCCCTTGGACTCACCCAAAGGATTGCCAACCCTGAACCCAGTGGCAGCAATTAAACGCAGAACGATGGCGGCTTCTTTGCCATCTGCTGCATCTTTGTTGATGCGTTCCAGCAGGGCTGGGTAGTCCTGCGTGAAGTCATCCATGCGCTTCCACTTAGTCTTGAGCGCAGCATCGTAGTCATATCCTGCGCGAAGGCTGGCCTTGGCAATTGGTATTGACCTGCCGGGAGCCTGATACGGAGGAGCGCCAAACTGTGTTTGCGTCGGGACGGTGACCGTGTCGCCATCTGTCTTGGGATCATAGTTGGCAAAGAAGCCGCCCGTTTCCTTGGTGGCAGTCTTCTCCTTGAGCGTAGATGCTTTGTTCCGCAGACCAACAATCACACCATACGGTGAGTCTTGTTTAAGCGTTGATGATTCATCTAAGAAGCGGGCATCGTAGTCATCGCCATCCAGCACCTTGTAGGTAACGCCCGTTTCTTCGTCATACAAGAATTCAGGCAGACTGCTCTTGCTGGAGAATGCCATTGCTGAGTTCTTGCCAGAGTTCAGCAGGTTTCTGATCTGCGCCCAGTTGTGGTTGTACTTGCCACTTTCGGTTTCAAAGAACACTTGCTCGCCATCCACCATCTGACCGAAGCCAGTTGATGAATAGGTGAGGTGATGATTATTCGCAATCGGCCTATTGCCCATCAACTTTGTGTAATCGTAGAACATCACATTAGGATTGTTCTCGATGACGCCGCGCCACATCTCACCCCGGAAGTCCGAAGTTACGTTTAAACGAACTGCCGACTGGTAAATGTCTTTCTCAACTTGTTCAGACACGCCTGTTTCAGGGTTCTTTTGTTTAACCGTTGGCTTCTGATCCCACTTCACCAGTGAATCGATCTCACTTTGCAAGACAACAGCAAAGTCTTCTGGGTGAATGATCAATGCCTCAGTCTTGAGGTACTGCATCATGCGAGGGCCAGCGCGGAAGGCGCTCTTGGCAATGTCGTCTACATCCTCTTGAGCAGCACCGCCATAAACTTTGTTGCCGCCAGAAGTTTCACCAAGGCACAGACCTTCGCAAATTGCAGCATTAGGACAGGAACTGATTTTCTCGCTGATCTGTTGAGCAGCAGCAAGACCCAGACCCATAGAGTCAATAGGCTGCCCTTCATACATCAGGCCACCCATGCGAGTCTTTTCCAACTTGCCGTTTTCGGTCATCAACGTGCCGACGTTGTGCTCTTTCTTGAGCAGTGCTCTGGCTTGTTTAAGACGCTTTTCCTTGCCCTTCTTGTCTAGGCTCTGATACTCGGAAACTGCCGCAGCAATGCGCTTTTCATGGTCTTTGTAGGAGAACACCTCGGTAATGGCTTTAGTGCGTTCCGCCTGAATAGAGGCGGCTTGCATCTTCTTGTTAAAGAAGTCCCCCTGAGCCAATGGAACAAAGAAGTCCTTGCGACCATCTGGGTACTCTTGATCAATCTGAAGCAAGGATTCTGGAATATGCAGCAGCACGGTGCTGCCATCCAACTCTTGATCAAAGTTCCCGCGATTGCCAAGAATCTTTGCGCCGCTGGACTCATTAGTCAGATAGACTCGATTGCGTCCTTCAGCCGGGATTAACTTCTTGGAGTTGATATTAAGAACTTGCGGCTTGGTCGTATGGTAGTAAACAGTGACCGTGCCATCCTTGTTCATGGGAATGCCCAGCAGCGGAGACATCCCATAGCCCTTTTTCTCTTTGAGTTTCAAAGAGAACTTGGTGGGCAGATCAAGTCGGCCTTCCGAGAGATAAGGCTTAATGCCGTTTTCCTCTGCATAGGCGGCTGCCTGTTCTTTGTCTGCGGCTGATGCTTCCCAAGCATTCCCTAAGGACGCACGGAATGCTTTGCCTTCATCCGTGCGATATTGCATTGGCGCATTTAGTTCTGGTATTAAAGCGCCATTTTGTGCTGCAAATTTATAAAGGGCTGTTGCCACGCCCTTGCGTTGAAAATTTTGCTCAACAGAAATATCGGGACTACCGCGACGGCCATCTTCATATTCTTCTTTGTAAAATTTTAGTCGGCCAACTACATTGTTTTCTTGATCAACAGCAACAGCAACGCCGCGCATAGGATCGTTTTGTTCTTCGCCAAGTACCAAATTAACTTGGGTTCCGTCTTTTAAAGTGATGGGTTGAGCATTGCCTGATGCAACAGCATCTCGGATTGGGGCAAGATATTCCGTTTCATAGGCTCGAATCGCGCGGCCAGCAAAAGTGTTTAACTTTACTGGTTTAACTGAGCGCAGACTTGCCTTGGGCTGCTCTACCTCATCCATGCTGACGATCACACGGGCGGGAACAGATTTGTAGCCCAGCAACTCCAGAGCGCGTGATCGATGCTGGCCCTCCATCAAATAGGATTCGCCATCAGGGTCAACCGCAACAAAAACAGGTTCTATTTCGCCGTTTTCTTTGATTTGATCAGCAAGGCTTTGAATCCTTGCTTTGTCCTTGGCATTGTCATAACCCGTCAAAGGCCCAATGTCAGCCAGCGGGATGTCAAATAACCCATTGGCTTTCTCATAGTCGTAGAAAAAGCCACTGGCGGAATCATAGATATCTTCGCGGGATGGGCGAACATCCAAGTCTTCCCAGTTTGATGTTGAGCCAGCGGTTCGCTCGTCTTCCCATTTATCAAGCGTTGCTTGTTGCTGCGGGGTGGCATCAACGTACCACTTGCCTCTTTTTTCGCCCGCTCTAAGACTTGCTTTAACCTCTCCTTCAGCAGGAACTGCCTTGCCTTGCAACTTGCCCTTTTCAGCCCGCTGAAGGATTTGCTCCGCAGTCTCAGTGCCGCCGAATGCAGACTTGATGGCAGCAAACATATTCTGCATCCGTTTAAGGATTGCAGACATCAGGCCAGATGGAGCGCCGCGCAGATCAAATTCACCAAAGGCATCAGCAATTGCTTCTTCAATCATCGCTTCATTGGCATCGGCGTCAGACAAGCCCTGATCTTTAAACAGTTTCTGATACTGCTCAAAGCGGCTATCTGCTCCTTCGCCAAGGAACTGTTTAATCCACTTGGTGCTTGCTTCTTTCCTGAGAGTCTCCCACTGCTGGGGACTGAAGAGTCCCATAGCCTTCATGGCGTGGATGGACTCATGCCGCAGAACCCGGACTGGACTGTCCACGTTTAACGCAAGCGTGATCAGTTGGTTGGCGTACTCGCCTTCCGCATCCATGTTGGCGACCAACTTCAGACCAACATCACGCAACCCCATACCGCTCATAATTCTGAGCATGATGGCTTGCAGTTGCTTGGTCTTCAGGGCAATCTGTTTATCGACTGCCTCATCTTCAATCTCTGGGGCTGCCTCTGTTTCAGTTGCAGCCAGTGATTTCTTTAGTGCAGGGGATTGCTTTGCCTTTCCGCCAGCAGTACCGCCAGCATCTGGCTGATCACTTCCCACTGCTCCCCGTTTAGGTCTTCGAGTCCCGGCGGGGGCAGATTCAACTCCTTGTCCACCAACCACAGGAACGCTTGTTCCACCTGCTGTACCGATATCCGTCGCAGTTCCTTCGGGCGCTTGTTCCTGCTGAATTGCCTCATCCGTCGCCTCCGGTACATTGAGATTGTTTACGTTACTTGGGCTGGTAGTTTTAGTCGGAGTTCCCCTACCACCCTTGGTGGCAGATGCAAGTCCTGCTTCTTGTATTTGAGGCAACAGGGGCTGGCCCAATGGGCCTTGAACCGTAGATGGTTGTCCTGCTGCCGCCTTAATAACGCCCGAAACTCCCGATTCCGGGGGCTTTTGGGGCATAACGGGGGTAGCCGGGGCAGTGTTTTGCTGCCCTGCTGCTTGTCCTTTGCCACCCTTGATGATGCCCTGTACGCCAGCCTCTGGGGCAGCGGGAGGAACCACGGGAATGATTGGGGTCGCGGGGCCTTGTGCCGTTTCCTGTGATGGGCTTCCCTTGCCGCCTTTTACAATCGTGTCGAGCCCTGAGACAAAGGTCGGCTCAGGCTGTTTAAGTATTGGGGTTGCTGGGCCTTGAGCCTCAGACGCCGTGTTCTTGCGGATAGCCGTTTGAACAGCAGAAGCAATGCCCCGGTCGATGGCTTTGTCTTGCGCCATCAACTGATTAAACGTGGGAGTGCCATCCACTGTAGGACGGGATGGCAGACTTGGCTCGATGCCGCCCAATGCTCCACCTATGCCCACGGTCGCAACAAATGGATCAGCATCCTGAGCCATCACTTGATTAAAAGAAGGCAGCCTGTCTGTTGCTGGTCGGTCTGCGCGTTGTGGCATCGTAGATGGAATGCTTCCCAAGCCGCCTTCTAAACCAGCGGGCGGTGGAGCATCTTGCGACATCACTTGATTAAACGGCGTGTCAGCCACTGCCCCTGCCGCTCTGGGGGGCAGAACAGACGCAATACCGCCAACAGCAGGGCCAAACCCCGCAGGTGTTTCCTGAGGGGGTGCTGGTGGGATATTAGGCGTGAGCAGTCCGCTGTAGTTTTCACCCTGCGGATCAGGGTTGCCTGTGATGCGGGAAGGTGGCCTAAGCGGTGTTTCTCCCGGCTGTGGCATCTTGGCCGTCATCGCAGCGCCGAGACCAGTTTGCAGGGCCTCTGCATCTTGCTGGGCTTGAATAGCCTTTAGCCCTTGCAGATCATTGATTTCCTGCTGTAAACGCTCTGCGGATTGGCGGGCAGTTTCACCTGCCATCTGCCCTTCCATCAATTCAGGAGGAGTAGCCCTACGTCCAACGGCTGCGCCCAATCCTGCTCCGGCCAGACCTTCTAGAGTGGCAGCACCCACTGCACCCCGGAAGGTGGGGACATTCATGCCCTCTCGTTGCAAGGCAATGTTTTGAGCAACCTGCTCCTGACCTGCTTGCAAGGCTTCCGGGGCGGCTTCTAGCAGACCGGACTCAACACGGTTCCGCAAGGTGCTCTTGGTTGCTGCCTCGCCAGATTCTTTGGCTGCCTTGTTTAAAATACGGCCAGACAAGATGCGGGCGGCGCCTCGCTCCAGAGGGCCAGCACCCGCCACGCCGCCGATAACGGTGCCCAGCAGAATCTGGTCTAAGTTTTTACCGCCGTATTCTTGCGCCTGTAGCGCCTTTTGTTCTGCAACTTGAGGGGTTGCACCCTCTTCCATCAGGGCCTGTTTAGTTGCTTCGTAAATAGAACCTTTAATGGTTCCCGCGCCCATA